TAGAGGCATGGATTTATCCGACGGCTCTAAATAATTACAATTTTATTTACTCTCGAGAATCTTCAACAAACGCAACCTCAGAAATTGAGTTTCTTTTTAATAGCGCGGGACTTTTGTCTTGTGCTGTTTTTGTAGGGTCCACTCAATACACAGCAGCGTCTTCATCTCTAGCTGTTGTAACAAATAAATGGCAGCATGTTGCAGCCGTCCGAAGTGGCATCAATCTAACAATTTATCTTGATGGAGCATCTGTTGCAACAATAGCTACTTTAGGTACATCCGCAATAAATGATCCAGGAATAGGCTTTGTGCCTAATATTTTGAATCAAGCGCCAGCCGCTAATCGAGGCATGGTAGGGTATTGTTCTAATTTTAGGTTAACAATTGGTGTCGCTGTCTATACAGGGGCTTTTCTGCCGCCAACGTCAGCTTTGACAGCAACGCAACCTTCAGGCACAAACATTTCGGCGATTACAGGTACGCAGACCAAAATTTTAACGTTTCAGAGCAATCGATTTGTAGATAACAGCGTAGCTAATTCCGGGACCGGGTGGTTGTTGACAGTAAACGGCACTCCCTCCGTTCAGGCCTTCTCACCCTTTGCGCCCACTGCTGTGTACTCCGCTGCGGTGCATGGTGGGTCGGGGTATTTTGATGGCACGGTCGATTCTTTGCATCTTTTAAGCAATGCTGCATTTGACTTTAGCTCAAATAATTTTTGTATTGAACACTGGATTTACTTTACCTTTTTGTCAGGGGACCACATTATATTTTCAAACTACGCGTCAGCCTTTAATTCTGGGTCAATTTTCTATGGAACGTCTAGTCAGGCACAGGGGCTGCTTACTTTTTGGGTTCACAATTATAATAGCGCCAGTCCTATGCTCATAGACCCAACACCTCCAAAACTTAGGTCTTGGACTCACTACGCCGTTGTGCGCAATAATAACGTTTTTACTTTGTATCGTGATGGCGCATCAGTTGCATCGGCGAATTTTAGTGGGGCCGCAACAAATGGAGCAAACGCAATAAATGTAGGAGCCGATGGGGCTGATGCCACAGCTTTATTTGCTTTCATTTCAAACTTAAGAATTGTAAAAGGTGCTGCGGTCTACACAGGTAACTTTACACCTCCGACTGCGCCCCTATCTACATCTGGGGCAACGTCAGCAGCGGCGTATCCAAGCACAGCCAATGTTAATACGAACTTCGCGGCAGCCAACACCGGCCTTCTTCTAAACTTTACGAACGCTGGCATTACAGACGCGACTGCCAAGAATGTGCTGGAGACAGTGGATGGGGCGCAGATAAGGACAACCATCAATAATCCGTTTGGGGCTGCTACAGGCACCATGTATTTCGATGGGTCTGGAGATTGGCTGCTTATGCCGCACACAGCAGATCAATTGCTAGGCACGGCAGCATTCACAATTGAAATGTGGGTTTACAGAAATGCTTCCGGCACTTACGGATTAGTTGGTAAGGGCACTTCCACTACAGGATGGTTGGTGTCATTGAATTCAAGCAGTCAAGTTGTGTTTACTTACGGCACAAGCACAATTACCTCATCAGCAACAATAACTTCAGCAACGTGGACGTATATTGCAGTGGTACGCGAAGGTACGGGTGCAAATCAAACCAAATTATATATTTCTGGAACGAATTACGGCACAGGAACTGTTTCAACAGATTTTACGCAAACCAATAACGTGTATGTGGGCGCAGACCGCACAGCTGGGAGCGCCTTCAACGGCTACATCTCCAACCTGCGCATCACTAGAGGTGTTGCGCGTACGATTACAACACCAACAGCACCATACCCACTATTATGATTTATTACACAAAAAACGGCTCAATTCCCTATCCCTATACAGACGGCACGGAAGGCTGGCAGGTTGCGCCATCGCCGCCGGAAGAGATACCAGCGGGCAAGCAACTTGTCTGGGAGAATTGGGAGTGGATTATCCGAGACCCTAAGCCTATGGACCGGGAGGGTCACCAATGGAATTGGCGGCATGATACCAGAGAATGGATTGAGTGTGAATGCTTGCCGCATTTGACTCTTGATATAAGCGAGCAAATCGCAGCGCTAACTACGGCGCAGATTGCTGCGTACACAACCGACCAAATAGCGCTCTTGTGAAATGGACGCGCAGACGCTTATAAATGCCGCCATTGGTTGCGTTTGCGCTGCGGCAGGTTGGTGGCTGCGGGTGCTGTGGGAATCGCAGCAGAAATTGCAAGCAGACCTGCTTAAGCTGGAAAAAGAACTACCTCGACTGTACGTTTTTAAAGATGACTACCAGCAGGACATAACTGAAATCAAGGCAATGCTCAACAAAATTTTTGACAAATTAGATTCTAAAGCAGACAAATGAGATTCTATAAAGGCATTATATGGCTCAAAAGTTTGTTTCAGATGATGAGTTTATAAGGATTTGGCGGGAGTTTAAGAGTCCTACTCGCGTAGCGGAAGAATTAAAGCAATCCACTCGCAGCGTTTTGCACCGAAGAAACACGCTGCAAACTCGCCACAACATTGAGCTTGCAACTCTAGATCAACGCCTCCCTGCAAATCGCATCCTAATACCTGACAAGAGGATTAGGGTCGAAGCAGATATTGTTGGACCGGTAGTTGTGTTTTCTGACGCGCATTTTTATCCGGGTTTTGATGGCCCGGGGTATCAAGCGCTTCTTGCTGTTATTAAACAAGTCAAGCCGGTCCTGATTATTGCGAACGGCGACGTTCTCGATGCAGCGACGATGCATTCTTTCAGTCCGCTTGGATGGCATCAACCGCCAACAATAAAACAAGAAATGGACGCGGTTCGTGAAGCAATGACCGGAATCCAGAAAGCGGCAAAAGGCGCATATTTGCACAGAACTATCGGCAACCACGATATTAGGTTTGACAAACGACTAGCAGCGTCAGTGCCCGAGGTACGCGACGTGTATGGAATGAGCTTAAAAGATCACTTGCCTGAATGGGTTGAAAGCTGGTCAATCTTCATAAATCAAAACACGATGGTCAAACACCGGATTCACTCTGGCATCCATTCGGGGTGGAATAATGTTCTTAAGTCCGGGGTTTCGACGGTGACTGGACATACACATATGTTAGAGATTAAGCCGTTCGGCGATTACAAGGGCAGGCGCTATGGAGTTTCAACAGGCATGCTTGCTGATCCAAAGTCTGACGCTTTTTATTACCTTGAAGACAATCCAATAAACTGGTGTCAGGGTTTTGCAGTATTGACCTATGACGATGAAAAGCGTTTGCTGCCGCCAGAATTGTGCGAGGTAATTGAGGGCAAGGCGTATTTTCGCAATAAAGTGGTGGGGGAAAACAATGTTTGAACTCCTTGGCGGCGGTCTGCTGGGCAGCATCTTTGGTGGCATATTCCGCCTAATCCCAGAGTTGCTCAAATTATTTGACAAGCTTAACGAGCGCAAACACGAACTTGCGATGTTCCGGCTGCAGACCGATCTGGAAAAGATGCGCGGGGAGTTTAGGGTTGAGGAGAAGTACGTTGACCATTCAATCAGACAGCTTGACACAATCAAACAAGCCTTCCACGAGCAATCGCAAACCGCTCAGGCCGCAGGTCGTTTCGTAGCTGCCGTCTCAGCGTTAGTACGGCCTGGCATTACTTGGGCGCTGTTTGGAATGTACGCAGCGGTAAAAGCTGCTGGAATGGTTCTTGCATTTCAGTCTAATGCTTTCTGGGCAGACGTGCTCATTCAGTGCTGGGACTCTGACGATTTTGGTTTATTTACGATGGTTTTGACGTTCTGGTTTGTTGGACGCAGTATTGAGAAGTATCAAAAATGAGCTACGTTGCTGTGATCTTTTTCTGTGTTGCAACTCAATGCGGCATGATTTCGGTCGACATCCCATTTGAGCAAGAAAGCGATTGTCAAGAGGCGGTGCGGTTTGGCGCAGACCGCCTGGCGGCAAAAGGCGCGACGCTCATCAACGGTCAGTGCGTTCCGGTAAGACGTGAATACAGCAAAAAAAATAGCCCGACAAGCGTTAATAAAGCCGTTTGAGGGGTTAGCTCGACTTCTGCCTGACGGGCGCGTTGCGGCCTATCCAGACCCTGCGACTCGCGGCCATCCCTGGACGATCGGTTGGGGCGCTACGGGGCCAGACATCAACCCGTCAACAATCTGGTCGATGCAGCAGTGCGAAGACGCGCTAGACCATCACGTTGAGTACTTTTTACAACACTTGCTCAAGCTGTCGCCGTCGCTTGAGGCTGCGCTGCCGCGTCGCATCGCAGCGGTAACGAGCTGGGTCTACAACTGCGGGTTAGGCAACTATCGCATCAGCACGTTCAAAAAGCGCATCGACGCAGGCGACTGGTCAGGAGCAGCCGAGGAGTGCCAGAAATGGAACAAGGCGGCCGGCAGAGTCATGGCTGGGCTGACGCGCAGGAGGCTTGCTGAAGCAGCGCTGCTGCAGGGGCTGTGACAAAATTGTGCCGTCACTCAAGCACAGCGCCGCAAAACCGTGACAAACCCTGACAAAGCGTTTTCTTATAAACTGAAGCAAAACAACGACTTACACAAACGCCTGTAGATTGCCGATCCCACGAGCATGTATGCAACACCATTGATTTTGCTCAGTTTTTTCGTCCTATTTTTTTCCGTTGTGACGAAATTGTGCCATGAATTTTAGCTGATTTGTCTCTTCTAGACAACAGTTTTGTTGAAAACTTCGTTTTTTTTGACAAGTCGCTTAAATTGTGGTAGGCGTTAGCGCTTATGTAATCCGGGAAAATGCTAATGTCTCCAACAAAACTATCTTACGCAAGTCTCAATCGATCCTGAGCACGCGCTAGGTGCTCCTCAGTGAGGTGCACATACCGCTCAAGCATCGCTGGCGTAGCCCACCCTCCCAGTTGCTGCAAAGTCTTGGGGTCGGTGCCGGCCATAAGGTGCCACGAAGCAAACGTGTGGCGGATGTCGTGGAAGCGCAGCGTCTGAGGGCAATCTGCTAGGCGCAAGAATTTGCGCCATGTACGGGTGTCCAACCCGTGCGCAGAGCCAAACACACGATCAGATGACCGCGGCAGGTGCTCGAGCAAAGCACGCGCCTCGGTGTTGAGCGGCACAACAATGTTGCGACCGCCCTTGGCCTGATCAGCGTGCACCCAAGCCACCGACCGCTCAAGGTCAACCTGGTCCCACCGCAACCCAAACACGTTTGAGCGGCGCAACCCAGTCAAGAATGCGAACGCGACCGGAGCCTTCCAGTGCGCAGGCAGCACGGCAAGCAACCGACGCGCCTGCTCTGGCGTAAAGAGCGCTGCACGACCCTTTAACTCCCTGTACGTCCGCAGTGCCGGCGCCCGGGCAATCCACTCCCACTCGCGCTCGGCGGTGCGCAGGATAGCTCTCAGCAAGGCAACGTACCGGTTTTTTGTGCCGGCGGATGCATCTGTCCCGCGCACGGTCTTAAGCGTGTCCATGTGGTCGATGACCCACTGTCGGGTGATGCCATCCAAGGTCATCCCTCGACACGCCTGGCGCCAGAACACAATCCGCTGGGCATCGGTCTTAATGCTCTTCTTGTGGCGCTTTTCTTTGAGCCACTTGAGCGCAGCCTCGTCAAAGCTCCGCTTTGGCTTTTCGCCGAGTTGCTCCTGCCTCCAACTGTCGCTTCTTAGTTGGTCATGCAGTTGCTGGGCTTCTCGGCGAATACTAGTGTGAGCAGATCGTCTAACTCTTTTTCCACCGATGGTGACATCGACCCACCAGATGTTGTCGCGCTTGTAGATTGGCATTCCCGTTCCTTCGTGTTGAGCGTTGCGGCTTTGACCTCTTCCAGCGACACACGCCACCCACCGATGCGGTAGGCAGGCACAGCGCCACTCCTGATGAGGCGATACAGCGTTGAGTACGAACAGCCTAGTTGGGCTGCAGCTTGATGAATTGTCAACAACAACCCAAGTTGCGAGTTTAGCAACGCTTTAGACACGAGTCAAGCTTTGGGTATACAGCCAATACCCTATCAACGCAGCCTCAGCGCGACCCTCATCACAAGGGCGCGAGAACTGGTTGA